GGTGACGCGTATGCCGAGTTTATACCCCTGTTTGAGTTTTTCGGTGTCCAACACATTTTCAGGTTGACGAAACAACTAATCTGTGAGAGTTTATTGCTAATTAAAACCATCAATCAATAATGAACACTGGCTATGTTAATGGTCACGTTGAGCAGACTACCGATTTTGACTATGATGAGGTGGACCGACGACTTGCAGGTGATGATAAGTTGGTTGTTCCAGTCACCGAAGCTGTAACCGCAGCGAAACTGTTTCACCATGTGCTCACAATGGGGGCAGCAAGTCCTGTTGAGATGTTTCGCTGGATTAACATCTTTATGTATATCATGGGGTTGCATCCGAATCAAAGTGAGTCCGGCGAGAACATTGGCGCGTCCCTGCGGATGAGCAAGCAAGAATTCTTTCGCCGGGTAAACAAGATGCGCAAGATATTCAAAGCACGGGGACTTACGATACCCAGGATCGCAGGCGAATGGAAGATGGATGCCCGTGTTTCAATCGCTAATTCGGCTGTTAAGTGCTGGCAGAAACGTGGCGGCAGAGTGATGCTAAGGACGGGAGAGCTGGATAAGAAGCTGTGTTGGATTGCAGAATGGGCGGGGCAGATTGACCTATCACAATATCCGCTTCTGGCCCGGGAGGAACTCAAAGCAAAGCTCAAGCCGGTGGTTAAGCTTGCGAAGGAACTTTAATATGTCACGTACAGGAACAAAGAACGCCGGAATTCGATGGTCACAACACATGGTGGCATTGGAATTTGATGTTGATGACCATACCGTCGGTAAGAAGCTCCGAGCAATCAACGCCATCCCGGCGGAGGATGGTTATTTCTCAACGAAACAAATCATCGAGGCTTTGTTTGGCGATCAAGATGTGGAGCTGGTCCGCGCTCGCATCAAAGATACCAATGCATCAGCCTTCATGAAGGAAATGAAAACTGACAATCTGTTACGCAATAATATACCTGCGTCAATGGTTGAAAAGGTTTGGGCGGATTACATTCGGGACTTGAAAGAAAAGATTCAGCAATCGTCCTTGTCCCTGGGTGAGCGCAACGAATTGTTAAAGGACCTTGGGTCTATTCCGGTGAGCAAATACTTTGAGGATTTGAAGAATGAAGAAGCAGCCGACGAAGAAGTGGACTAAGCGACAGGCATCAATCCTGCGCGGGATACATGAATCAGTTCATAGTATCTTTGACCCTCCGCCGATGTTGCCTGTGTGGGAATGGGCCGAGCTGCGCCGACGCTTGGGCAGGAATGTTACTGCCCGCCCTGGTAAGTATCAGGTGAGCATGACGCCTTACCAACAAGAGCCACAAGAGCAATTCACACATCCAGATGTTCAGACAACGGTGCTCTATTGGGCTAAACGGCTGGGTAAGACGGAGATGGAAAACAATCTTGTGGGCAGCCAGATTGAACAGAATCCGCGTAATATCTTAATTGTATATCCCATAGTTGAGTCCGCGAAGAAATGGTCAAAGCAATTCTTTGACCCTATGGTAAAATCCACGCCATCGCTCCGGCGCTTGGTAAGGACCAAGCACAGCAAGGAAGCCGGCCAGAACACGATACTTGAAAAGAGTTACCCAGGTGGAGTTATATCCGCCATCGGTGCCAAATCGCGTTCAGGCTTTCGCCAAGTTCAAGCTCCAGTTGTTATCTGCGATGAAGTGGATGCGATGGAGGATGACATGACCGAGGATGGCAAGGGCGAGGGCGATCCCATCACGCGGGCGTTCGGCCGAGCGGAAAACTATGCGGACAGTATTCAAGTAGTTTCATCAACAGCTACTCGTCTCCTGCGTGAACCCAAGGAAGGTGATGTGGCTACTGGTAGGACTACCGGGAGTCGCATCCATGATTGGTGGTTAAAGTCTGATCAGCGTAAGTGGTTTGTAAAGAACCCCTGCTGCGGTAAGCTTCATGTGTTGGAGTGGAAAAATGTCAAATGGCCGGAGCCACATCTGCATGAGGATGCTTGGTATGAATGCCCAGATTGTCAGGCGAGATGGGATGATAAGATGCGTCTGGCTGCGATACTAGCGGGCGTATGGCGACCTACTGCACAGTTCAGGGGGATTAGAGGATACTGGCTTAATGGTCTTAATACGGTCTTTCCAGCGAAGAAGGGTTACAAGAGCAAACTTCATCAATTCGCTGCCGAATTTTATGATGCGTATACATCCGGCGAAGCCGCACGGGTGGCATGGAAAAATACTTTTCTGTGTGAGCCTCATGTGGAAAAGGCGGAGCAACTTGACGCCAATCCATTCTACGACCGTTTAGAAATTTACCAACCTGACTCACTGCCTGATGATGTTGTCATTGTGTTCCTAATCAGCGATATACAAGGAGATCGTATTGAGTATGAGTTTATAGGCTTGGGTGAGAATGAAGAAACATGGGGTATACAATACGGCAAAATTCAAGGCGATACTGAAAAGGATTCCACGTGGGATGATTTCGCCGCCAAGACTCAAACCAGATTCAAGCGCAGGGATGGAACAGAACTCCGCGTTGATTGTGTTGCGATGGACCATCGGCACAAGGGTAAGATGGTGCGCGCATTCATTAAGAAGCTGGGCCATCCACATTGCTACCCGGTGTTTGGTGCGGCAGGTAAGAATAAACAATCGCTTCTTGTTTATCCCCATAAGAACAAAAAATATCGCATCACACTTTACTCGGTAGGCACAGAGACAGCCAAGGATATACTCTTTGCCCGCATGAAGATTCAAACCCCAGGGCCGAGGTATATGCATTATCCGGTGGGTTGTGGTTATGAGAAACGCAAGGATGGCTACTTTGACCAGCTCACAGCCGAGGAAACAAAGACGCGATATTTCCGGGGTTATGCGGAAAAGCACTATGAGAAGATTCGTGACCGCAATGAGGCATTGGATTTACGAGTTTATTTTTTGGCTGCGGTTGATATACTAAACCCTGCGGTAAAGTTTATCAAGGCGGAGCTTTTAAGGAAACAGAAACTCAAATGCATCACGGATGCAGAGAGCAAGCAGACGGCTGCTCCTGTTCCAGCTCAAGCTGCCATCAAGCCCGAACCGGAACAGCCTTTTAAGCGAAAGAGATTCTCCATGAGGAATAAATTATTTTGACAATATCCTAGGATGTGATATATTTTTATGATTAAGACTTACCAACAATTTTTAGACGATAAAACAATCGTAGATCATCCGTCTGGATTTGTACCAGAATCATTAAACAAAAACCTGTTTGATTTCCAGCGTGACATTGTACGATGGGGTTTGCGTCGTGGCCGGGCGGCATTCTTTGAGGATTGCGGACTGGGCAAGACACCCCAGCAACTCGCGTGGGCGGATGAGGTTTTACGCAAGATAAATCAGCCTGTCCTTATTCTTGCTCCCAATGAGGTAAAGAAACAAACCATCAGGGAAGGTGTTAAATTTGGGATTGAGGTAAGATTGGCCGCATCTCAATCTGATATTACCAGGCGGGCAATATACATTACCAATTATGAGAAATTACATCGGTTTGATGCATCCTTGTTTGGCGCTGCCGTGCTCGATGAAAGTTCAATCCTAAAATCATTCGACGGAGCCACGCGGAATTTAATTATAACTTCATTTATCCGCATGCCTTACAAGCTTGCCTGCACGGCTACTCCAGCACCAAATGATTTTATGGAATTGGGTAATCATGCGGAGTTTTTGGGTGTGATGTCCCGCACTGAAATGCTGTCAACATTCTTTGTGCATGATGGTGGCGACACGGCTAAATGGAGGCTTAAAGGTCATGCGCAGGATGTTTTTTGGAAGTGGATGTCTAGTTGGGCTGTTAATATACGAAGACCATCAGATTTGAATTATGATGACCATGGGTTCGAACTGCCAAAGCTTAATATGTTTGAACATGTGGTTGAATCAAATCAAAAGATGGACGGCTATCTGTTCGCGCTTCCGGCATCTTCACTGCAAGAGCGCCGGACTGCCCGGAAGGAATCCAGATCTGAACGTATACAAAAGGCTGTTGAATTGGCCACGGATGATCAATGGGTATATTGGTGCAATCTTAATTCCGAATCTGAGATCATCGCCAAAGAATTAGATGCTGTTGAGTTAAGGGGTTCAACCAGCGAAGAAGAGCGCGAGGAAATCGCCCAGGGTTTTATTTCAGGCCAGATCAAGCGAGTGGTAACTAAGCCGTCTCTTTGGGGTTACGGTCTTAATTTACAGTGTTGTCAAAATACTGCACTTGTCGGCTTGTCTGATTCTTACGAGGAGTTTTACCAACTTATCCGGCGATTTTGGCGCTTTGGCCAAATGAAGGAAGTAAATGCACACGTTATCATATCCTCCCTTGAGGGGGCTGTGCTTGCGAACATACATCGCAAGGATAGCGATGCCCGAAAGATGGCATCGGAGATGGTGCGGCACATGGCTGATATTTCCAGCGTCGAAATCAAGGGACTTTCCAAGGAAACTATTACTTACAATCCACAGCAAAAACTTATTCTACCGAAATTTTTATGATGCCCCCTCCCCGTAAACAGTATACCAAAGTAATCAATCAACAACATTCTAATCTATGGTCGTTGTATCATGGTGATTCTGTGGAAATTATCAAAGGCTTGCCAAGCAATTCTTTGCATTTCACCATCTTTAGTCCACCGTTTTCTTCTTTGTATACATATAGCAATTCAGAGCGTGACATGGGTAATTGCCGGGATGATGGACAATTCTTTAAACACTTTGGCGAATTCCTTGTGCCGGAATTATTACGTGTGACAATGCCGGGCCGATTGCTTTCTTTTCATTGCATGAACCTACCCACCAGCAAACAAACTCATGGGGTGATTGGCATCCGTGATTTCCGGGGGAATTTAATCCGTGTATTCACAAATGCCGGATGGATATTTCATTCAGAGGTTTGCATCTGGAAAGACCCGGTGACAGCCATGCAAAGAACTAAAGCTTTAGGCTTGCTTCATAAACAGATCAAAAAAGACTCGTGCATGTCCCGTCAAGGCATCCCTGATTATTTAGTGACCATGCGTAAGCCGGGTGATAATCCTGAGCGTGTTTCGCATACTGATGAAACTTTTCCGGTTGGTGTATGGCAACAATATGCGTCCCCTGTTTGGATGGACATCAATCCGTCGGATACATTACAGCGGGAATCGGCCCGCGAACATAATGACGAACGCCACATTTGCCCATTACAGTTACAGGTTATTCAACGGGCGTTAGAGCTATGGTCAAATTCAAACGATGTGGTATTCTCTCCGTTTGCCGGGATTGGTAGCGAAGGCTATCAATCTATAAAGATGGGCCGAAAATTTGTCGGTGTTGAGTTAAAGGAAAGCTATTTCAAGCAAGCCTGTTTAAACCTAAAAGCGGCGGAGATTGAACAAAAAACGCTGATTTAAAGGGAAAACTGAATTTTCAGTTGGAAGACTTTACCACCTGACAAGATGTTATAAATTGACTTCCATCAATTTACTGATGGCTGCACTCCCTATCATCTACAGAGAACCCGCCACCATTGCGCAGGGTACGACGGTTAGCTTCACACGGAACCTAAAGGACTATCAAGCTAGTCTGGGCTGGTCACTGCTTTACTCCCTGCGAGGCGGTGCCCAGCCTATCGAATTTGCATCTGTTGCGAATGGTAATCTTCATCAGATAACCGTCCTTGCGGTAGTGACTCAGACATGGATGCCGGGCGAATACACTTTATTCGGCAAGGCGATCAACGTTGATGGCACTGCCGAACAGTTCTATATCGCGCCGTGTTCTATCGTTCCTGACGGTTCTGTTATTGCGGGTGATGCGGTTATTGTCACGCACGCGCAGCGGATGCTGGTAAAGATTGAACAGCAGCTTGAACTATTAGCCTCCAATGCCCTACAAACAACCAACGTTGAGGGCACGGAGATTATTCGTGTTCAACGGATGGAATTATTTAATCTGAGGGCAAAATATATCCGAGAACGACAAGGCGAGGAAGCACAAGAACGAGCCAAAGCTGGCTTACCTAATCGGCGTAAGATTTTTTCCCGGCTTAACATCACCACTCCCGGCACGGCTGGCATTGCCCCAACGGGAGCCGTGCCTGACAATCCTTTTAATTATTGGCCATGAAAGCTTTTGGCATACAAATCACCCGCACCGGAAAAGAGCTAAAACAGCATACAGTAAAACCTACTGATGCCGCCCTGCTCCGTAAGGCGGCGGAACATTCCCGGAGATTACCAAACGGTACAAAGTTGCGTCATTCCCGGATGTATGATGCCGCCACTACAACAAATCTTTCGCAAGACTTCCCCTTTTCAATCACGTCTAGCAATGCGGAAATACAAACATCAATATCCGCATCCCGTTCACGCGCCCGTCGGTTGGTTCGTGATAATCCCTATGGATATGCGATTGAACAGTCTTGGTGTACAAATGTTGCGGGTGATGAACCTTTCCGTTTGGAAATGAAGGTGGGCACTTATGACGCCACCGGCAAATTTAACGAAGATGTTGATACAAACAGGACGATTGAACAAGCTTGGAAAGTGGCGGGTAAGCCGGAGAATTGTTGTGCAAACCGGAGTGTATCTCGGATGGAAATGTATCACATGGCGATTGCTTCGGTGATTCGCGATGGTGGTATTCTCTTTCGTCATCGTCGGCTGTATAAGGCGAATAAGTTTTTTTACGCAATTGAACCGATTGAATACGACCGGCTTGACCATTTCTACAATCGGCCAGAGAACACAGGACAGGGTAATGAAATCCAATTCAGCATTGAAATGGATGTATACCATGCTCCAGTGGCATACTGGATTTTAACCCGTCATCCGGGTGATATATTCGCCTATTCCAACCAACCCAAATATCGCGAACGGGTGGCTGCTGAAGATATAATTCCGGTCTGGAATATGCGCAAACGTGCCGGCCAATATGTGGGTATGTCTTCGTTTGCGCCCATCATCCAACGATTACACCGGCTTGATCAGTATGACATCATGGAAGTTACCGCCGCCGTGTTGGGTGCTAGCAAGGTGGGTTTTTTCACCAAGCAGAACACAACGGATGAGTATACGGGAGATAAACAATCTGAAGAAGGCATCAAAGTGGATGATGTTACTCCCGGCATTGGGTTTGAGGAATTACCAGAAGGCTACGATGTAAAGCCATTTGATTCCACCCATCCATCAGATGCTTATGGTCCTTTTACACAGCAGAATCTCCGGGCTGTTGCGCAAGGTGTCGGACTTGCAAACTCCACTGTAAGTGGTGATTATGCGGGCATGTCATTCTCTACTGGCCGGTTAGAAAAGTTACCAGAGCGTGACAATTTCAAGACGATGCAGGAGCATCTTAAAAAATGTCTTGTTCATCCTCATTTTAATGAATGGTTAAAGTATGCCATTCTTTCCGGGTCTGTACAGTTACCCATATCACGGCTGGAAGAGTTTCAGAATTGCGCAGTATTTCATGCGAAACGCTGGCCATATATCAATCCGTTGCAAGATCGGCAGTCTGATATTATCGGTATTGAGGCTGGCCTTGATTCACGTTCTAATGTGATTGCTGAATCTGAACGAGGTGGCGATGTTGAACAGGTGGATGCGGAACAATCCAGTGATAAGGCGATGGATGAATTGCATGGTCTGGACTTCTCTAATGCTGATCCAACTATACCGGTGCTAGAATCCGGTGATGATACCATCAAACCAGCATCAGGTCCGGGTGGGAAACAAACGCTTAAAAAGCGGTCCGCATTGAATGGCTGGCGGCATCAACGTGCCGGGTCTTATGATTGACTCCGAATAATTAACATGGAAACTGAAACACTATTTCGTCGTGCGGAAGTTAGCGCCGGAGAGGTTGCTAATACTATCCGTCTTTCCTTTGCATCCGAATTACCCGTGCTGCGCAGGAATAAGGATGGGCAATATTGGGAAATACTTTCACATGCTCCAGGCGATGCTAACCTCGGTTTTCTGAATCGTAAAGGGCTTGCTTTGCAGGACCATAACGAGAAGCTTGAAATCGGCGAAGTGGTTCGCGGGTCTGCCAAGGTGGATGCTGATAAGAAGTGCCGGTGTGAATTGAACATCATGGATGAATCTTGGCAGATAAGGGCCAAGACAGACTTTGCCACCATCCCAATTAGTGTTGGTTACGTTCAGCTTTCGCGCAAGATTGAATCTGCTGGTTCTGATGGTATACCCATCCATCGGTGTGCCTGGTCGCCTTATGAAGTATCCCTTTTAACGCACGATGCCGCCGATGATACCGTCGGCATCAATCGCTCGAAAATTGACTTATCACAAATTTCTGACGACGATATCAAACAATTATCAACTGACCAAAAACAACGTATGCGTATTCTGCTCGATCCAACTCCTGCTCCTGGTGGCGGCGGTACAACCACAACTACTCCGACTCCTGATACGCTCGCAATTGAGCGTAACCGGGTAAAGGAGATTACCAAGACGGCGGATGAACTCTTAAAGAATCATCCGCATTGCCGGGACATTATTGACAAAGCCACACGGGAAGCCATTGGCAGTGACAAGTCCATCGGCGATTATCAGGTTGCCCTGATGCGTGAATTGCTTGGTGCTAAGCCTGTGAAATCAGTCTTGATGGAAGACCTCACGAATGGTGATGATAATGCTATTCGGAGTTACTCCATGATTCGTGGTATTCAATCCGTTTTGCGCAAGGGTGGAAAGGGCCATTCTCCCGATGGGTTGGAAGGTGAGATTCACCAGGAACTTATCAAGCGTTGTCCTGATTTCTCGCCGGAGGGTTTTGGTGTGCCTCACAATGCCCGTATTTCCTGTCGTGCGAGCAACGCCCGCGAACGTCAGCGAATGTTGCGTGATTTGAATGTAACTTCATTTACCCAAGGCGGCGCGTTGGTCCCCATTGAATTAATATCGAATATCATCGAAATCCTGCGCAACCGTCTGGTTACTGCGAAGATGGGTATCACCACAGTTGGTGGCCTTTCCGGCAATGTCGCTTTCCCGCGCCAGACGGGTGCGGCTACATCTTATGCCCTGCCCGAATCCGCAACACTTACCAAATCCACCCAATCATTGGACCAGATTCTTATGTCCCCGCATCGCGTGGGTGCGTGGAATGATTACACCCGGCAGTTGCTCCTGCAATCGCCCATTGATATCGAAAACTTCATCAGGGACGATCTCATGAAGCAAATGGCTTTGAAGTGGGATTACCTTATTATGTTCGGCCAGGGCGCGAACGATGAACCACTGGGTATGGTGAATACTCCCGGTATCGGATCGGTTGTGTTTGGCGGCACGGCAACTTATCCGCAGGCGATTTCTTTCGAAACCGCACTGGCTGTGTTGAATGCGGACGAGGGAAACATGGGTTTTGCCACTACTCCTTCCGTCCGGGGCCGGTGGAAGAGTTTAGCCGCGAATCTTACCGGGGCTACTACGGTTATTTCCGGCCCGGAGAATGCCATCTGGGCACCTGGTGCTGAAGCTGGCGAGGGAGAAATCAATGGCTACCGCGGCTTGGCCAGCAACCAGATTCTGAACAACCAGGTTATTTTCGCCAATTGGGGCGAGGTGATTCAAGGTTTGTATGGTGGGTTTGATGTCATCGTTAATCCCTATTCCCGCGATACCGATGCCGCCGTTCGCATTACGGTCAACTCTTTTGGTGATGTTGCGGTCCGCCATGCCGCTTCCATCTGCGTTTCCGCCGACGCAGGCAACCAATAACACCTTGTCATTCTAAACATTACTCACAATATACAAAAACAAATGAATACATTCAAAAACACTCTTCTGATTGGACTGGCTTTGTGTGGGCTTACCTGCACGGCTTTGGCCCAGCGTGGCAATGATACTTATGCCGTCCCCCGGACAGTACAAATTGCTCCGGTGCAAAATCTGACGGTGAATGGTGGTGTTGGTTTAATCACCAATCCTCCGGTGGATATTCGGGTTTATTCCGGCGTGAGCAAGATCACGTTCATGGTGGAAACTAACACCGGCACTACGGGTGGTACTTTGACGGGGACGTTGTATCAATCCACCGATCAAACCAACTGGACGGCTCTGGTTAATTATGCGCTGTCCACTAAAACGGCCATCATCACTACAAACCTAATGTACGGCGGCACCAACTTGTTATCAACGAACACTTACATCCTGCCCGGCGTTCAGACCATCCCGACGGCTGCCACTGCTGGTTTTGCCACGCCTTATTTTACGCAGGCATCGTTTACCAACACTGGGGCCATCAACCTCACCACTCCCGGCATTGTTGAGATCGGCATCAACATCGGTGATGATTTGCGCTATCTGCAATTGGTCTTTACCGCCGGTGGTTCTGTCACGAATTATACCGTCGGCGCGGCGCTTACCGGATACACACATCTGATGCAATTGCAATAAACCACAACCAATCACAACACAATCGTTATACAAATATGAATCTTATTGCCACTTCAAACTTTCGGAACACCTCGCCTGAGGTTATTGATGTCACCGATCCGCTGCATCCGAATCACATTCACAAAGGTGCGCGGCTCCAGATCGGCGGAGATAAACTGATCGACCAATTGACCGCCGGTCAAAAGCGTCTGGTGGCTGAATTAAACGCCGCCGGGCGGATCGTGGATGCGGACAAGCAGAAGGATGACGTGAAGCGGATTGACGCCGAGGTTATCGCCGAAAAGAAACAGGCGGATGCCGAAAAGGCCGCCATCTTGAAAGCAATCAAATAATCAATTTAGGCTGATGGGTTGCGCAAGCCCCATGCGATTAAACCCGCGTGGGGTTTTTTATTATGAGCAATGCTTACGAAGACCATGCGGGAATGCTGGATGAGTTGCACAGGGAACAGGAATCTGCAAATCTTGTCGCCACTTGGAATGGCAATCCATTTAATATATTGCCGGGTGGCGCAAAGTTTAAACGCGAAATGGACCGTGGCGGATTTGATCTGGACAGCGATTTACAACTTACTTGCACCACTGCTCAATTCGGTGGTAACATTCCTAATGCCGCCGAATTGATTACATATCAAGGTTTGAACTATTTAATCAAGTCCGTATCTACTCCGGGAGGGGCTTATCAAATCCGGATTAACTGCATCCTTCAAAATGCCGAACCCTAAATTCAATTTAGATTGTCGGAAGTTTAATGAGGTGCTTGGTAGGTATGCGCTGTATCATAAGAATCGCACTGCGCCATATATTGTGAATAAGAAGGCACTTTATATCGTTCGTGGTGCGCTTAGGTTGACATATAGGCCGATTTCAAGCAAGATACGTCAATCTCTCCTGTCTGATGCACGTGATGCCGCTGCGCCGATTGCAGCGCTTATAATAAACAAACAACGTGGAGCCAATCAATACCCAGGACTACAAGGGTCCGCCATGAAAGAGGCAGTAGATTTATTAATTAAAGCACGAATCAGCGCCAGAGCTTACTTAGCATCTGGATGGGTACCGGCGATAAAAAAACTTGCAGAAATTGTTAAGAGTGAAAAGGGAGGAAATGTAAACGAATCTGTATCTAAGTTTAAACATCCAAAAGGCGATTGCATACCGGCAAAGGGTTTATCATGGAATGTAATTGCAAAAATAATAAACTCATCACAATCAAAGGTTTCAACTACGGACAATCCGATTATAAAGATTGGTGAGCCTGCTCTTAAAGAAGCAATCGCCAAAGAGAGGGAAAGTATGTTGGAAAATATCCGCGATGAGATGTTTAAGGCTGCTAAGATTAATGGTATAAATGTTAAATAATATGGAACATACTCAACTACTTGAAAACGCTTTTACGAATTACCTCCTTGGTATACAAACAGGAAATCCAGCCGCAAGTCCTTGGCCTCCTTTATTCAACATCTTTCCGGGCGAGAATAATCTGGATAAGAATGGGCAGCGGATTGTTTGTTATGTTGAGGGTGGTCAACTGGGCGATGAGGAACCGCCGAACAGCGGCAATCGTCACTTCACAATTTCATGCGAACTGCGCACGCCGATTCGCAAACTTACGGTGCAGGAAGTTACTGATGGATTGGTTGATCCATACACAATCCATAGTGCTGTGGCGGATACGTTGCAAACAGCCATCCTGAATGTTAATCTACCGACTCTACTTGAGGCGGCCCAGGCAAATCTTACGATATTCGGTTTAACTAACCGGACAGAGTTTCGTGAGCAAGTTCATAACGCATGGATAAGCGGCTGGCGTGTGAGTGGATTGTCATGCCCATCCTATCTCTAAAAATTGACTCCCTGTTATTTATATGCCGGGTTTTAATTTTAAATTTGACGCGCTGAAGACGACGATTCTTGCCGCTCTCCCAGCCGCAAAGGCTTCGCCGGTGAATGGCGATCAATCAGGGGTTAAGCCAATTACAGATTTCATCGCCGCTGAGGTGAATAAACTTGATGCCAAATTCAATGGCGCCCTCGTGATTGCATCAGGGGAACATGACAAGGAATTGGGCCGGGTGGTTGTCAATATACAAATCTACGGAAAGAAGTTATGATTAATTATTCTGGAAACGATACGGCCGGAAACATCATTGCGGCGATCGAAGCACTTCCCGCCTCCACTCCTCAAGCTCCAGCCGCGCAGGTTACTGCCGTAAAGACTTTGGCCATTGAAACGGTAACTGAGGTGGGCGCAATCGCCAAAGTTACCAAGGTTAATGCCAGCATCCGTATTAACTCCATCGGACTTTTCCGGCAGATCGAAATTCAGATTGCCGGACAAATCCTTGCCCTGCTCATCATCCTGTTTCTTTCCTTATCCACATCAGCCCAAACGTCAGTTTACTAACAACCTTTACGTCCCTTAATTTTTATGACTCAAACTCTACAAGGCAATGGTGTTGCGGTTGTGTTTGGTTTTAACACAACCGCTGGCGATTATGGAATTACCGATTCCGGTGCGGTGCTGAAAGGCTTCATGCTGCAAAATCTGAGCGAGGGAGTACAGACCGACTTGGAATCAGTGCGTGCTTTGAATGGTGATGTTGTTAGTGAGAATTTCTACGACAAGCGCAATAAGGCTACTCTCACTTTTGTCATCTCTGCCGCTGGTCGTGCTGCGGCAATCGTCGACTGCACCGTAGCTCCATGGTCGCCCGGCAACTTTGTCAATGTCA